TGTGTGCACGCACAGACAATCTAATAGATCCTTGGTTTTCACCAGCAGGATACAACCGTGGACAAATTCGCAATGTGGTAAAACTTGCTTTCAATCCAACTAAAGCCCTGCGAGATGGACTATATTCAAACAGTATAAATCCTGTCATATCGCAACCTGGACAAGGAACACTGCTGTTTGGAGACAAGACTCTTCTATCAAAGCCCTCTGCTTTTGACAGAATCAATGTTCGCCGTCTGTTTATTATTCTAGAAAAAGCAATAGCAACCGCAGCAAAGTTCCAACTCTTTGAATTCAATGATGAATTCACCCGTGCAAACTTCTTGGGAATAGTAGAACCATTCTTAAGAGATATTGTTGCCCGTCGTGGAATCACAGAATTCAAGGTTGTGTGTGATGAAACAAACAATACAGCAGAAGTCATCGACAAGAATCAATTTGTTGCTGACATCTACATTAAACCAAATCGTTCTATCAACTTCATCAATCTCAATTTTGTTGCAGTTCGTTCGAATGTCCAATTCACAGAAGTCGGTTCAACAATCACGGTCTAATACGAAGAGGTAAACACAAATGGCAGAATCACTTGATCGTTTTATTTCAGGATTTAAGAATCCTGCAAAAACAAATCTCTATAAACTCATAATCAAAGGAGAAGGTGGTGCTGTTGTTCCTGAACTAGAGGGATTCAATATCCGTGCAAAGGGAGCACAGTTACCAACTTCAGATATCAATATCGTAGAAATTCCATACAAGGGACGCAAAGTCAAAATTCCTGGTGAGCGTACTTTTGCGGAATGGACTGTTACGATTATGGAAACAGCCGAAATGGGTGTTCGTAAAGCATTTGAAAGATGGATATCTGTGATGGATGCGGAGGATACAATTCAAAGAAATACTGCTGCTCTCTGCACTATTGATTGTATTCTTCTAAAACCAGACAATCAAACTCCTTCAATGACTTACACGCTTTTTGGTGCATTTCCTAGTAGTATTGCTTCAGTCGATCTCACATTCGATGAGCAAACTGCTCCTCTTGAATACTCTGTGACCTTTCAGTATAGTTACCATAAAGTTTCATAATAGAAGAATCAATATCAAAAAACACATAAATACTGGTGCAAAACGCCAGTATTTGTGCGTTAGGAGATCTTATGGCTCAAGACATAGCAACAACATTAGCAACAGTTAAACAAGGCATAGCAAGAACCAATCTGTTTTCTATAGGAATACAGGGAGGTGGAGCAGGAAATATAAGCCGTGATCTTGAATTTAGAGGAAAAGGAACACAACTTCCTTCTTCGGATTTAGGAGTAATAGAAATACCATATCGTGGTAGAAAACTCAAAGTTCCTGGACAAAGAACTTTTGCGGAATGGACTGTCACGATCATGGAAACTGAAGGAATGGAAGTTAGAGCAGCAATAGAACAGTGGATCAATAAGATTGATAATGCAGAAACAGGACAGCGTGGTGATGGTAGTCTTCTATCTGATATAACAGTAAAGATGCTTACTACAAAAGGTGGAACTTCTTTAACCTATACCTTGTATGGTGCATTTCCGACAAGTATGGCATCGGTTGATCTATCATTTGACGAGCAAACTGCTCCTCTTGAATATCAAGTTACCTTCAATTATTCTTATCATACTGTAAACGGTGCTGGATCTTCTAATTCTTCTGGATCTGGTGGTGGTTTCAATTTCCCATCAGGTCTTCCGATAGCATGATATAGATAAGTGAATAGGAGATACTATGGCAATCAATATTCTAGGGTTTGAAATTGGAAGAAAAAGCACCCCTAAAACTATTCCCGAACTACAGGGAAAAGAAGAAAAGGTAAAGTCATTCATCCCTCCAGAAATCGAAGACGGGGCATCCGTAGTTGATTTTGTTGGAGGTTATGGATTTGGTGTTCAATTAATCAACTATGATGTTGCTTACAGAAATGATGGAGAACTCATAAATCGTTATCGTCAAATGGTTGAACACGCAGAAGTTCAAACAGCAGTCGATGATATTGTCAATCAAGCGATTGTATTGAACGATAAATCAGAACCCGTAAGCATCAATCTAGATAAATCAAAAATGCCAGTTTCTATCAAAAAGAAAGTCAAAGTAGAATTCGATCAGATTACAAAAATGCTTGATTTCAATACTAGAGGCTCGGAACTCTTCAAGCGTTGGTATGTTGATGGTCGTCTCTACATTCAAATTTTGATGGATGAAAAGAAACAAAAAGAAGGCATTGCAGAATTACGGGTCATAGATCCAACAAAAATTCAAAAGATAAGAAATATTGAGCGTGAAGTAAATTCCAACGGCATTAAATTTATAAAGAGAATCCAAGAGTATTACCTCTATACCGCAGATGACTTTGTTGGAACAGGCAGAGACACAATCAATTACCGCTATGCAAGTGATGGAGTTATCATTGCACCCGATTCTATTGCCTATGTTAATTCTGGATTTATAGATCCTAGCACAAAGAAAGTTTTAGGTTATCTCCACAAGGCAATAAAACCTCTAAATCAATTGAGAATGCTTGAAGATGCTACAGTAATCTATAGAATTTCCCGTGCACCCGAGCGTCGTATCTTCTATATTGATGTTGGTTCTTTGCCTAAGAACAAATCAGAACAGTATCTTCGTGAAATCATGCAAAGATACAAGAATAAACTTGTTTACGATACAGCAACAGGAGAACTTCGTGATGAAAAGCGTCATATGCATATGCTTGAAGACTTCTGGATGCCCCGCCGTGAAGGTGGTAAAGGTACAGAAGTTCAAACGCTTCCTGCTGGACAGAATCTAGGAGAATTGCAAGATGTAGAGTACTTCTTAAAGAAACTCTATGTCTCTCTCCATGTTCCTCCTTCAAGATTCAAAGAAGATACAGGATTTAATGTAGGTAAAGCAGCAGAAATATCCCGTGATGAAGTTCGTTTTGCAAAATTTGTCAATAGATTACAGGGAAGATTTTCAGAATTATTCCTTCAACTGCTCCGTGTTCAACTATTATCAAAGAATGTTCTTACAGAAGATGAATGGGATGAATTTTCATACGATATCAAGTTTGACTATGCAACTGATTCATATTTCTCTGAACTAAAGAACAATGAACTTGTTATGACTAGACTCGGATCTCTAAGAGAAGTCGAACCTTATCTTGGAAGATTCTTCTCTTCTAATTGGGTGAAGAGAAATATTCTACAGATGACTGATGATGACATAGAGTCTATGGATAAAGAAATAAAGAACGAAAAAGAGTCAGGGGAAAACCAACCACAAGAAGAAATGATGGGAGGCATGGAACCCCAAATACAAGGTGAAGTCTCAACAGAAGGTGCAGAACAAACACCACCTGTAACCACAGAAACTCCTGTAGCAGATATAGGATTAGAGGAAATAAAACCAGAGGGAACAGAGGATGAAACGACTCTGGGTGAATTACCCGATATGGAGTCCACCACTGGTGAAGAAGAACAACTTCCGAATCAAATGTCTGACGAAGAAGTGGATGATCTTATTGCCTCATTTGGAGAGCCTCCAATAGAAGAGGAAGAAGAGGAAGAAGAGGAAGAGCCAAAAGAAAAAAATAAGTCATCAGAAATGAGTAATAAAGAAGTAGAAGACATGATTGCTAATTTTGAAGAATTTTCTAACTACAATGGACACACAAGAGAGTTTGTTTTCCCGCTTAATGAATTAGCAAAATCAAGTTCTTCTAAAAAAACAAAATTGAGTCCATTTGCTTCAAAAATTCTGAAGTCTGTATTAGAAAATAAGACTCAAAACCCTTGATTTGATATATAAGATAACAACGGAGATTAAAATGAATACACAAATAATTGATTTCTTGAAGAATGTTTCAAATGAAAATCTTGTTGCAGCAAAAGAAAATATTCATGCTGTTTTGGCACAAAAAGTATCAGGGATACTTGATGATAAAAAAGACGAAATAAAGAGTTCGTTGTACGACAATCCGTCAAAGGAAAATTGATGTATCTTATCACAGAAACGACACAAGATAAAGTTCGCCTAATCACAGAAGAGAAAAAGAACGGTGAAAAGCAGTACTTCATTGAAGGTATTTTTATGCAGTCTGGAGTAAAAAATAGAAATGGTAGAGTCTATCCAGAACAAATTCTGAACAAAGAGATTGAAAGATATAGTAATGAATTTGTCTCGAAAAACAGAGCAATGGGAGAACTAGGACATCCAGAAGGACCAACGGTCAATCTTGAAAGAGTTTCTCATCTTATACAGAACCTTCGTGTAGAAGGAAAAGATATAATGGGAAAGGCGAAAATTCTTGATACTCCAATGGGCAAAATTGCGAAGAATCTTCTTGGCGAAGGTTGTATGTTTGGTGTTTCAAGTCGTGGTATGGGTTCTCTACAAGAAAAAAATGGTGTGAACTATGTTCAAGATGATTTTATGCTTTCTACCGTGGATATTGTTGCAGATCCATCAGCCCCTAATGCTTTTATAAATGGTATTATGGAAGGAAAAGAGTGGATATGGGATAATGGCATCATCAAAGAACGAGAGATAGCAAAATATAAAAAAGCAATACAAGAGTCTGCTAGAAGAGATATAGAGGCAAACACCCTCAAAGTCTTCAAAGATTTCTTGTCAAAACTGTGAGATTATACATACGAAAGCAATGAAACCTTAGAAATCAGGGAGCAATACCAATGGCAAAGAATCCAAAGAAATATGAGAAAATGGAAGAAGAGGAAATGTGCGAAACCTGCGGGAAAGAATACAAGCCCGTAAAGGAAGCAAAGTCTTCAATAAAGTCTCTTTCCAAGGCAGAGCGTATGCAAATGCAAGATGAATATGACATGGAAGATGAGAAAAACGAAGAAGATACAGAAGATACAGAAGATACAGAAGAAATGGAAGAGGGTTATTCAAAGAAAATGACCGAAGAAGACGAAGAGGAAATGGAAGACGAAGAGGAAATGGAAGACGAAGAGGACGAATCAATGAAAGAAAGCATAGAGGCTATTTTTTCTGGAGAGAATTTAACAGAAGGATTCAAGGTAAAGGCTGCAACTCTGTTTGAAGCCGCTGTCAATAGCCGTGTTCGTCTTGTAGAAGAACAACTTGCTTCAAAGTTCACCGAACTTCTAGAATCACAAGTAGAAGAAATAGCAAACGATCTTACAGAGAAAGTCGATTCATATCTGAACTATGTTATTTCTGAATGGATGGAAGAAAACAAGTTGGCTGTCGAATCAGGAATTCGCACGGAAATTTCCGAGTCGTTTATCGAAGGTTTAAGAGGTCTATTCCTCGAACACAATATTAGTGTTCCAGAAGGTCAAACTGATCTTTTAGACGAAACTGCGCTAAATCTAAAGCGTGTTTCTGAACAATTGAATCGTCAGATTCAGAAGACAGTTGGTTTAACAGAACAACTAAAGGTCTATCAAAGAGCAGAAATTTTTGCAAATCTCACAGAAGGACTATCTGATACCCAAACAGAACGCCTTCGTACTCTTGCAGAGAATATGGAATATGCAGACACCGAAGAATTTGAGGCCAAGTTGAATATCCTCAAAGAGAACTATTTAGAACCAACAAAGAGCAAGAAAACTCTGTCTTCTATTCAAGTAGAGGATACTTCTGAACCACAAACACTAACAGAGGCTTCAGGAGATGTTTCCGCATACCTGAACGCTATGTTACGCAAGAACAAGTAAGTCAAAGTTAGGAAAAAACTACATACCAAAGAATCTACATTCTTCAAAGGAGAAAGACAAAATGGACACGACAGCATTCTTAACAGAACAAGCACTAAAGAAATGGAAGCCAATTCTTGAGCATCCAGAACTTGGTGCAATCAAGGATCCTTATCGCAAGAGCGTTACTGCTCTCTTGCTTGAGAATCAACAACAGGCAATCAACGAAGCAGCACCATATAACGCTGTTGTTGGTGGCGTAAACAATCTCGCAAATCCAAACGGTAACGGCGCACTTGCAGCCTTCGATCCAGTGATGATTTCTCTGGTTCGTCGTGCAATGCCAAATCTCATTGCTTATGATGTGTGCGGTGTTCAGCCAATGACTGCACCAACAGGACTCATCTTCTGCATGAAGAGCCGCTACAATAGCAACGGTGGTGCAAATCCATCCACAGCACAAACAGAAGCAATGGGCTTGAATGAAGTAAATACTGTATACTCAGGTACTGGACCTGGTTTCGGTGGTACATACGGTCTTGGTAGTACTTCTGGTGATGGTTCTGCTGCGGGCTTTGCTTCAGCGCAAATCGCTCTTTCATCACTCTACACAGACACAAACGGTGTTACAGGTACATCTGCTTACTCGGGTATCGGTTCATCAACATCATTCATGGAAACTGCTAAAGGTAACGCAGGCTTTGCAGAGATGGGCTTCTCAATTGAGCGCACATCAGTTATTGCCCGTTCCCGTGCACTACAGGCATCCTATTCAACAGAAATCGCACAAGACCTCAAAGCAGTTCACGGCCTTGATGTTGAAACAGAATTGGCAAACATCCTCACAAATGAAGTTCTTGCAGAAATCAACCGTGAAGTTGTTCGCACAATCTATCAAGTTGCAACCCTTGGTTGTGTAACCAGTGGATTCAACCTAACAAGCGGTCAGTTCGATGTTCAAGGTGATTCAGACGGTCGTTGGAGTGCAGAACGCTTCCGTGGTCTGTTCTTCCAGATTGAGCGTGAAGCAAATATT